GTATTACAAAATGGTTACAAATAGTTACAAAATGGTTACAGATTGTGGGATTTTTAATTATTACAAAATGGTTACAAATTGGTTACAAAAAATTGCTTGATAATTAATTATTTAACAATCGCGGCGCGCTACGACAGGAAGCGCGCCGCCCGCATAGAAATACATTTACATGTATAAAAATGAATATTCATTTATGTATAAAAAAAAGAGGCTTTTTACAGCCCCATCTTTTTCAGCCAAGCTTCATACTCGGCTTTGGTGATGACTTCATAGCCTTCATAGTGGGGAAGAAATCCCACCGCGTAGCACTGACCAGTAAGAGTAGATTTAATGTACATCATGATTTTTTATCTCCTTTCCCTTTGTGATTATAGTATAGCATGAATTGTTTGATTTGTCAACAACTTTTTTAAAAAAGAGGACTTTTTTAGTCCTCTTTTTCCCAGTTAACACGTTCTCCAAAAGGAAAGTATTCATGCCGTTTGATGTATTTTCTGTAAATATAGGTGAAAAAGCTAATGCATTCAAGAGTGAAAGGCGTTTCCTCTCTATTCTCTATCAGCAACCGCAACTTGTCAGGGTAATTATTATCTAACTTAGTAGAGCGGGGGCAGTGCGTGCCTGTAGCCATGAAGTAATAGTATTTATGGAAACCGCAAAAAGGCTCAAGAGTAACAAGTTGAAAGAAATACATTTTTTTATCTCCTTTTCTTTTCCCTTTGTGATTATAGTATAGCACAGCCGGTGCGAAATGTCAAGAGTTTTTAGGAAAAAAAATAAAAATATTTTTTTACCCTCTCGGAACAGAAAAAATTCACAATACTTGTATTTTTATAACTTTGCGGGCCGCAATGATCCATGGCGGCCCGGCCAATGAACTATATATATAAAAAAATATGCATTTTTTGTATAAATTTTATATTTTCAATATTTAAAAAAAGAGGATGATTTATTCATCCTCTCCCATGTCTTCATGAACCGACACCCACACGGAGCCGAACAGGAAATACATCCCACATTCATCTTCTTCATAAACATCTGCCGAAGCAAGGAAAGTATCCAGCTCAGCAGACTCTGCAAATTGAGTCACGTGATAATCGCCGTCATGATCAACATAGAAGGACAGGACCATGGAATCTTCAAGGGCGGTAAGCAGTTCAAACATTTTCTTTTCCTTTCTGGTTTGCGAGGTTTCCTTCCTCTTTCTGATTGTATTATAACATAGCCGGTTTAATTTGTCAAGAACTTTTTTTATTTTTTTATTAAGTTCCATAGACGGTAAAGCCGTCAGGAAGCTGGATATAGTAATCAGAGTCTCCATCAACAAAAGTCAAGCAATCTGTCAAGGAACCAGAAAAAACCTGAATATCATCGCAAGAGGCATCATCGAAAGTCCAAACAGTGTACATTTTTTTATCTCCTTTTCTTTTCCTTTTGTGATTATAGTATAGCACGTTTTTCCGGTCTTGTCAAGAGTTTTTTCAAAAAAAATCAGTAGCAAAATATACAAAATATTGCCTTTTCTTTTGTTCATTTTGCTACTGATTTTTTTGAAAAAAGTTCTTGACTTTTTGTCCGGTCTGTGGTATCATACAATCAGAAAGGGAAAAGAAAAAAGAAAAAAAAGAAAGAGGTAACTAAAATGTATACTGTTTATTATGTAGTAGAAAATTGCTGGGGCGATGAAATCGACGAACTGAACAAGAGATACAGCACCATTGAAGAAGCTAAACGAGATGCAGAAAAAGAGTTCAAAGAGTGGGGCGAAGAGTGGTGGATTGAAGATGAAGATGGGAACGTAGTAGAGGGCTGAAAAGCCCTTTACTTTTTTTTATCGTATAGTTAGTTATGACTAACTCAACTGCGACCTCCCCTCTTTTGCCCGAGTGCGGTTTCCCTCAACCTGTGATTAGAGTATAACACATTTCAGACGGTTTGTCAATAGGTTTTTGAAAAAAATTTTTGAAGTCCTTAGATTGTTCTCAGGACTTCAAGAATATTATTGACATCATAAGCTTTACCAGTCCAGCCGTCACGGTTCGGCTTTTCATCGTCAAACAGAATGTCATTTTCAGATTTTGCAAACTGAGCTTTGTTAGTTCCATACTTTACAATGTTGATTTCATCAAACTTCACAGAACCGAGATGTTTTTTGAGCCAAGCCTTTTTAGTTTTGGTCACGGCTTTGTTATAGTTCTCAGAGCTGCACTTGCTCAGCCAAGAGATAACCACAATTTCGTGACCTTGCTTCTGGAGCTTGTTCAGCTGTCTTGCAAGAGTATTCATGTTCAGCAGAACTTTAGCTTCACGGTACGGCCGCACATCCTCATTAATCAGATTGTCAAGCCACCCCTCAACACCGTAGAGGTTTGCAATTGTTCCGTCCATATCGAAGCAGATTCTCATTTTTTTATCTCCTTTTCTCTCTTTCTGGTATTATAATAGCATACAATCGGGAAAATGTCAATACTTTTTTGTTCGTCAAATTGCACAAAAAAAATGTTGAGTTAGATAAGACTAACTGACAACGACCTCATGCGGCCGCACCCGGTCACAAAAAAGCAGCCGCCATTACTCGAAGAAATAGCAGCCGCCGCTAATCTTGTATGCAATTCTTTGAGCTTGTGCAAACGTTTTGTAAGCTCCATAGAAATATCTTTGATTTTGTACTTTGATAAATACAACAAATTTTCCTTTACAATATTCTTTGTTAATCCCTTTAATCATCATTGTTGTTTTCACCATTCCTTTCCTTCAAGGTCTTGCAACCAGCCTGTGAACCCTTGCCATCCTGTGTAATAGTACAGAATCTTTTCAGCTGTCTCTTTTGAGCAACCATTAATGCCAAAAGCTAAATCAAGTGCTTCTTTGTTAACACCAACAACGTCATGAAGTAAATCATACATCTCTTGCCAATCCATTTTTTTATCTCCTTTGTTTCTTTCTATTGATATTGTATCACATTTAAATCTATTTGTCAATAGCTTTTGTAGATCTTTTTTAATTCATTTAGTTTGTCTTTCTCTTGGTCAAGTTCTTTGATTAATGCTTCAATTTCTTGCTCTTTTTGTTGAACTCTCTTCTTTTGTAAGAGATAATTAATCTCTGCTTGCTGTTTAGGTGTCCTGTGTTCTAATGAACTATAGATTAATCTTTTCATAGTTTACTCCTTCACAATAGTACCAATGAGTTCCCAGCCATCAAACTGTGGAATGAAATCAATAGGTGCTTCAACGACTGTGCCAGTGATAGTAGATCTCCAAAGATTAATCTGCTTCATTTGTTTTATCTCCTTTTCTTTTCTTTCTGATTGTATTGTATCACAACCGGATGAATTTGTCAAGAGTTTTTTTATCTTTTTTTATTATTTTTTTTAACATCCTCAAATAACATAACAAAGTATGAAATAGCCACAGCAGGCACAGCAATCAATACTAAGATACCACAGAACAGTTGCATGGATAGACCTCCTACTCCATTAGACTAGTATCATTATAACATGTTTACATAACTTTGTCAATAATTATTTTATTAATAATATTATTTTATTTATTTATTATTGTTTTATTTGTGTTATTGTTGGTTTGTCTGTTGCTCAAGCTCTTGGTGAGCTTAGTCCAGTTGAATGTGGCAGGTTAAATGAGCCCTTTGGTTAATGTCATTTAACTTTTATTAATTATGATGTAAGTAATAATCATTAATTAGTCTTAATTAATATTTTTATTTAATAGTGTTAATTAAATAATGTATTTGATCAAATATAAATTATTATAGTTAAATATAACTAATTGTTACAGCTTTGATAAGCTCGTTACAATTGTTACAAGTCGTTATTATTTGTAATTATTTTGTTACTATTCATAGGATAATGTGTTGCATTTATTTAATTACAAATTGGCTACAAAATTTTGTTGATGTTTTTTATAATAAAAGCTTGACGTGTTTTGGCAGTAAAAACACGTCAAGCAATTACTACTTTTTATTTCAGCTTTATGTAAGAAAATTTTATTAATGTAATAACAAATATTTAATTATTGTCGGCCTGTTGAATAAGCCATCTATTATTTACCTGCCCCCATGTACGTGACAGTATTAGAAAATTTTTTGGCTCATTACGCAACGTACTTTGAACAAAACCGGGGCTACAATTATGGGAAAAAATTTTTTAAAATTTTGAAATGAATATCACCACGGCATTTCCGCATCCAAAAAATTTTTTCACATTAAAAAACGATAAAATTTTTTAAATCAAAAAAACGATAAAATTTTTTAAATCGCTGAATCCCTTAGCCAGTCGAGCCAAGCCTCAACAGAAACGCCAATGTTTCGATCAATGATTTGACTGTTGATAAACTCAGCCAGCTCTTCATCCGTCATAGATCTAATTCTATCAGCATTTGTTGGCTCAACGGTTCTGCTTCTCCGGCAATTTTTACCGTCATAATTTAGACAGCAACGTGCATATTCTTTAGTTAGTGGCTTATTCACTGCTCAGTCCTCCTGTATAAGAAAAATAGCCACTACAATAGCAAGAGAAAGAAATAAACCCAACGCCCAAATAATCAATGCCGTTTTAACACCATATGCCATGCAACTCACTCCAATCATAAGCGTAAACACAAGCGCGAGAATGATGATTCCAATAATTCTTTTCATGCACTGGCCTCCCTACTCGCTGGAATTACAGCGGGAGCGTGTCTTACTGCTGACAAAATTTGCTGAAGGCAAGTCAAGTCAGTAATAATCCCAGCATCGCGTCTATCACAAATCTTGTTGATTTCCACCCAAAGCTTTGCTTCGTCAATCAATTCCCCATGCGGTTCAGGAACTTCGGTGAGAGGGCATCCAGCTTTCATCTGCTCCCAATTTTCAAAATTCTCGTTTGCTTCTGCGCTCTGCAAAATGCAGTCATCATTGTCTCGGCTCACCATGAACGGACAATCCATGCAATGCTCAGATATTTTTAGATTCTTAATGTATAATCCCATGTTCATTTGCCTCCCATATTTTTGAAGAAAAGCATCAGGGTAAGCACACACCCTATCCATCCAAGTTCTATTCTGATTCCGACTAAGCTCAACGCAATCTTTTCAAGCACTTCTATTTCACTCATGCTCATTCCTCCTTCACATTGACCAGATAAGTTTTATAACAATATAAAATGAAAACGCGAAGAACGAAAGTATCTCGGTAAGTGCTATGACTGATATGATGGTGTCCAAGATGGTGTCTCCGTCGTCTATACATATAACACCGAGGGCAACCGGAAAGAGAACGGTAAGCGTAAGCCAAATCTTTATACTGATACTCATGCTCATTCCTCCTTCAGCGGTTCATGTACTATTACTGCATGATACGGATCAAGCTTTGCGAGGCAAAGTATCGCAGCATAATTCATTCCTTGCATAAAAGCCGTTCGATAGGAAGAGAATTCGCAATTTTCAAAGAATCTATTAGTATCTTCCGAAAATAGATTATTCAAAATAATTTCGCAAATTTGTTTTTGTCTCACCAAAACGACTTCTTCTTCCATCACTCCACCCTCTTGCTTGCGGGGACAATAGTTGGAGTATTGCGAATCGTTTCGCAACATCCAAGAATACCTTGTTGTCTTTCCCCATACTGATACTTTGCCATATGTCGAAGACCTTTTTCCAAATTATCCAGATCGCCAAGCCGACCATACTGTTCCGGGACGGGGACGGCAGTTCCAAGTGGGTTCGGATTTCCATATCCAGAGAATTGGAAGACGCGGCCATCCGCAAGGATCATAATATTCTTCATGTCGTCTTTCGGCATCTCCATGCCTTCGATCAAAACAGCCATGTTCATTTCTCCTTTATTTATCGTCCATAGAGGCAATACGTGCTAAAGCATAAGCTATATCTTGTTTTGTGTCTTCGGTCATAAGGAATCTAGAAAAGATTTCGGCTAGAACCTTAATCATAAGATCACCGCCACGTTCCTCCAACGCCTTGAATATCTTTGCTCGGTATGCCTCAACTTCTTCTTTGTCGAATGAGTTTTGAAGCATTTCTACAATCTCCGGTCTAAGCTCAGGTGTGTCCCATATATTCTTTCTTCCTCTGTAGATAACTCCTTCAATTCCTTCTTTTGTCTGAAGATAGGAATTAAGAGCCTCTTTCGCCAGATCAGTAATTGTTTCAGTACTTAGTCCTTTGATGCCACTGGTAATAACTTCGTTAAGTTCGGTATCATCAATATCAATGCTCAACTTCATACTTATTCCTCCATCTTTGCCAATATTAGTGCTAGAAACGCCATTATATATTCCTGATTCGCTGCTATTATATTACCATTCTTGTATTGCTGCCATATTGCGGCTAAACAAAGCAGCAAAGATGATAATCACCATATTTTGTTCATATTATTCCTTTTCTGCTGGAATAACTGTAGGAGCGCGGTCTATTTCTGCTTGTGTATAGACATACTCCCCGCCGAACATCATCAGTTTGCCAACCATTCGATCTGATTTTTGCAGTGCATCAACGTCAATTAGTCGACCATGCGGAATAGGCGGCAACCAATCCATCTGCCAAAAACGAAACAGAATATTGTCAATCACCGCCATTTCATCTGGTCTTGATTCGATGTTTGTACCTTCAATTAACTTTTTCTTGTAGGCCGCAATGATTTCAAAGCGGTTGTCAATACAGATTTTTTCACACATGCTTATTCCTCCGTTGTAGAGTGGCCCTTTATTAAATCATACATAACCTCTCTACAAAACTGCTTAAAATCAGGATCTTTCCAACATAACCACTTATAATAAGCATCAAAAGCGCGTTTAGCATCTTCCTTCCGCCTTTTAGGCACTTTAACAAAAAAGATTCCATATTTATTACTATCCCAATTACTATCAGACATACTCCAATAACTTCCAGGATATTTCAACCAAGGAATATTAAAAGCTTCAAATTTATCTTCAAGTCTATTTTGCTCCTCTGTATCGCCAGTCATATCCGCAATGTCTGCAATGACCATAAATTCTCGGCTAAACAAATGCCAATTAGTACATTCAATATAGTTATGATCGCGGGTCTCCAATATCTCTGAAATGGCGCGGCGCAAATCTTCTGCGGGCGGGATCTCTACTCCCTCCACGCCTTCTACATCAAGAGTAAAGTCAGGGCAAGCCAACAAATGTAACTGTTCTTCTTCACTCATATCGTCTACACATGACTGCGCGAACTCCTTGATTTCTTCGTCTGTCATATAACGCCTCCAGGTCCTACGGTTTCAAGCATACAATTTTCACAATTAGGCTGTTCACAATAGTGTCCATCACGCGGGCACAGCATATTCTTTACTACGGGACGCTGCTTTTTCACGGGCTTAGGCCGCTGCTCATGACCCTGAGTTTCAGGGTTCAAATACTTACTCATATCCTTTTAGTTCTCCTTCTTCAGGTTCTGCAATTTGAATATCCGCTTCATAATTAGAAAAAACTAAAATCGTAACGGCTTCATCATCTTTATTTTGATTAATAGATAAATTATCTAAATTTACGCCTGGCCAATATTCTTGATAATTATTAATAATCTCTAATGCATCATTTATTGTAGGCGTGGTTAAAGTAATAATATAATCTGCTTTAACGTGCGGCGGCAGCTGCGTCGACTCGGGCCAAGCCGCGCTCCCAAAGTCATGATCACCGCATAGCTCCCGCGTATCCAAATATTCTACAAAAACAGTGATACAATCTTCGTCATCACTAGTTTCTACTTTTGAATTAAAATTTGAAATAATATTGTTATTAATTAAAGGTAGATAATACCAAGCCATTGTTTTGTTCCAGGTATCATAATCCCAATATTTTTGTTCTTCTTTTACAATTCTCATTTTTTTCCTTCTTTTGATTTTACTAAGTATATTATAATATAAATTTTTAAATTTGTCAATTGGGCATTTTTAGCTAACTTTGACAAAACAAAAATTTTGGTATATAATATAGTCAGAGTTAAAACAAAAGGAGAACACAAATAATGGCAGAAGAAATAAATGAGTCTGAACAACAGGAAAGTGAATTAAAATTAGATTACACTATTCAATCTCCGCAGGCTCGTAATGAATTAGTAAAAAAGATTATTGATCAAACTCCTGAAGAGAAACTCACTCCCAAATATTTAGAAATGCTTTCTAATTATCTTATCTTTGCGATGGATAAAGAAGAACGAAAACAAAAACATATTCTTACAGATAATAGAATGGTTACTGTAAATAGGCGCGAGACTTCGTTTGAAGGTTTAGTGGCTAAATTTGAAAATGGAGAAGATGGTATTTATGGTTTAATTACTAATGATAAAAATATTATTTTTACTCCAAAAATTTCAATTACAGAGACAGATATAGAAGAAGTTCCTGGGTTGCGCGAACTGCGCGAGTCTATAGAACAATTAGAAGAAGCTTTTAAAGTTGCAACAGGTAAACAGAAGTTCCTTTTGAAAAAAACAATTATTGAGCAAAGAAAACAACAATATATGTTAAAAGGTTCATTCTATCAACCTATTACTCCTATGAATATTACACGAGGCATGAATTCTGTTTCTCTTGATGAAGAAATTAGATTAACTGATGATGGGGAGATAGATATTAAAGGATTTTCATTTTTGAATCCTGATCATGTTTCGGCGGCTTTATGTAGCTATTCAAAAATAAAAGAAGAAGTTTGGGATAAGTTTACTTGTGATGCTTATTATATGATTATAGATTTAGAGAATTTAGTAGATGAAGTGTTAGAATACGATTATCCAATGTACTATGATTTAATTATTTATAAAATTGATGGCAAAACGAATGAGGAAATTCAGGAATTAATTTTAAGAGATTATGGAGTTAAACATTCTCCAGAATATTTAAGTTCGCTATGGCGTAAAAAAATTCCTAAAATCTTGGCGGAAGCTGCGCAAAAGAAATGGTTATATTGGCACTATACTTTTGAGGTAAAAGGAAAATGGAAGAAATGTTCTAGATGTGGACAAATTAAGCCAGCTCATAATATGTTCTTTTCTAAAAATAGTACAAGCAAAGATCATTTTTACTCTATTTGTAAAGATTGTCGCAATGCAAAAGCCAAGAAAACAAAGGAGTGATTAAATGCAGGGGCAGTTACCAAATGAAAAAGGTCAATGCTTTTGTGAAAAAGAACAAAAATGGGGACGAGAAATAAATTTTTATACTTATAAAGATGGCAGTAAAGGTAAAATATGCAAACAATGTATGACTATGCATATTGATAACTATGATCCTCAAACATTTTTATGGTTATTAAAAGATTTTGATGTTCCTTACATTCCAGAAGAATGGAACAGTTTACGAGATAAAGCATTTGCAAAAGATCCTAAAAAAATGAATGGTATGTCTGTTTTTGGCAAGTATATTTCAAAAATGAAATTAAAACAGTGGATGAATTATACTTGGGCGGATACCGAGAGATTGGCGGCGGAGCGGGCCCAGCGCAGGTCTGAGGCAGATGAAGAGGCTGCGGCCGCAGCAGAAAAAACTGAAGCTGAATTAAAAGAAAAATTAGCTTCAGGTGAAATCAATGAAGCACAGTATAAGACTTTAATGCCAACACCTGTTCAGTACAACGATATGGCGGCAACTTCTTCAGAAGAGCTTTATGCAGGTGGACATTATCAAGAACAAAATTATGTAAAGGCTAATTTACCTAATCCCGCGCTAGAATTAACAGATGATGATAAAACATATCTAGTTATGAAATGGGGGCGGTTATATACAGCAGAAGAACTATTAGCTCTTGAACAAGACTATAATAATATGTTAGGTTCTTTTGATATTCAAGATGCTGATACTAAAAATGCTTTAACAATTATTTGTAAATTAAATCTTAAAGCTAATCAAGCTCTTGATTCTGGAGATTATGATGGTTTTACTAAATTAAGTCGTGAACTTGGTAATCAGCGGAAGCTGGCTAATTTTGCGGCGGCCCAGCGTAAGAAAGATCAAAAGGCTAGCGATTTTGTGGATTCAGTTGGAGAGCTTGTTGCTTATTGTGAAAAAAATGGTGGACAAATACCTAGATTTGAAATTAATGAGCCTCTAGATCGAGTTGATATTATTATTAATGATATGAAAGAATATACTCGTGAGCTTATTTATCAAGATACTGCATTAGCTAGTCAAATTGAAGATTATCTTAAAAAGCGTGAAATTCTTGAACAACAAAAGAAAGATAAGGAAGCTGCAAAAGCTCAAGGGTATGATGAATATCAGCTTACTGACCAAGATTTGGCTGATTATGAAGAATCTGTGCGGCAGCAGCGCGCGCAAGATGCTGAACTTTCTGTGCAGGAGAGTGATGATTAATGGCTCTTGCGGACTTACTAGCTCTCTCTGAAGAACGTAATACTAAACAAGGGATTTCTGAAGAACGTATTGTTGCACAAATGGATAATTTACGTACTATGATTGCTTTCTTTAGAGAATATCCAGATTTGTTTGTTGATTTCATAAAAGGTGAAAATAGTACATTCCATTTTTATTTTTATCAAAGAATTTTTTTAAGAATAGTTATGCGGCATAGGTTTGTTTATGCAACCTATCCGCGTGCTTATTCTAAGTCATTTCTTACAATGATGGCACAAATGATTCGCTGTATTTTGTATCCTGGGGCGGAAATGTTTGTGACTACAGGTGGTAAAGAGCAGGCAGCTAGTATTACTATTGCAAAGATAGATGAAATTTGTCGACTAATTCCAGCTCTTGAGCACGAAATTAACTGGGACCGCGGTAAGACTAAGAAAACAAAAGATGATGTTGAGTATTTATTTAAAAATGGTTCTAAAATTAATATCTTAGCGGCGCGAGAGTCTTCTCGTGGACAGCGTCGTACTGGCGGCGTTATGGAAGAATGTGTTTTAATTGATGGAGATATTCTTAATGAAGTCATCATTCCTACAACTAACGTTGATAGATTACTTCCAGATGGTAGCCGACATCCTGAAGAAGTTATTAATAAATCTCAAGTTTATATTACAACAGCAGGCTGGAAAAACTCATTTGCTTTTGATAAATTAATTGAATTATTAGTACAGAGCATTCTTGAGCCTAATTTAACAATGATCATGGGCGGGACTTTTGAAACGCCTGTTGCAGAGGGTCTTTTAAATGAAGACTTCGTAGATCAGTTAAAAATGAGTGGAACATTTAATGAAGAATCATTTGATCGAGAATATCGTTCAGTATGGTCTGGAGATGCTCAAAATGCTTTCTTCTCCGCAGAAAAATTTGATAAACATAGAATTTTAAATCTTCCTGAATATGAACCTACGGGGCGTGGTATTAAAGGCGCTTTTTATGTTTTAGGTGTTGACGTTGGTCGTTTAGGATGCACAACAGAAGTAAGCGTATTTAAAGTAGCGCCGCAGCCAAAAGGTGCTATGCTTAAAAACTTAGTGAATCTTTATACATATGATGCAGAAGATTTTGAAATGCAGGCTATTCATTTAAAAAAGTTATTTTATAAATATAAAGCCAGAATTCTAGCTATTGATGCTAATGGCTTAGGTATTGGACTTATTGATTTTATGACAAAAGCTCAGGTTGATCCTGATACAGGGGATATTCTACCTCCTTTTGGAGTGGCCGGCGGGACTACCGATGATGTTATGGAAGTATATAAAAAGGTTAAAGGCGAAAACATTGAAGAAGATGCAATGTATTTAATTAAAGCTACTGCGCCTATTAATACTGAAATGTATAGTTATGCTCAAACTCAAATGTCTAGTGGTAAGGTTCAATTTTTAATTGATGAAGCTACTGCAAAAACTAAATTAATGTCTACTAAAAAAGGTCAAAATATGACGCCAGAGCAACGGAATGATGAACTTAGACCTTTTGTATTAACAACCGCATTAAAAGCGCAAATGTTAAATTTGGTTGAAGAAAATGAAGGCGTAAATATTATTTTAAAGCAAGATAGCCGTAGTATTAAAAAAGATAAATTTTCTGCTTTTATTTATGGTTTATATTGGATTAAAAAAGAAGAAGAACGTTTGCGGAAGCGTAAAAAGAAAGGCTCTATTGCGGATTTAATGCTTTTTTCAAGCACTTAAAAAAATTTTTACTACATTGGGCATTTTTAACAAAATGCCCTTAATAGTTTTTAAAATATAAATAGCGAATAAAAAGGAGAAGTAATATGCGGGCTTCAAGAGGCGAAATAAAAATTGAAGATGTCTTGCGCGCGGCGGGTCTCCCCTTTGCGGAAGAATACAGTTTTGATGATTTAATTAGTTCTACTGGCAGGCCCCTACGCTTTGACTTTTGTGTTTTCGATGATAATGGTGATATTGATTTTCTTATTGAATATCAAGGTATCCAACATTACGAACCTAAGTCTAAATTTGGTGGATGGGATGGTTTGCGGAAACAGCAGTTTAATGATATGAAAAAACGTGAATACTGTCAAAAGCATGGATATAAATTAATTGCTATTCCATATACAGATGAAGGTCGTATTAATTATGATTATATAATGAAATTGGCTTACGGTTGGTAAATTTGACGAAGCGAAATTTTTATGTTATAATAATCTAAGAATAAAAGAGGTGTTATCTTGGTAAATAGAATGGAAGAAATCAAGCGCAAGGGTTTTAATATGACCGTTGCGGATAGCACCCCTGATGTATTTGACCTGAGAGAGGTTCATGATTTCTCTAAAATAAAAGTTGGCATTAAACAATTAACTGATGCAGTTATTGATGTTGGCTCTTATAAGAAAATCAATCCTAGGTGTGGAGATAAGGAAACTGTTTTAAAAGCAGTTAGTAATTGCGATTTAGCAGCTTTAAGAGAAATTTCTAATTTCTTTTATAAAACTAGTGGTATTTATAATAGGTTATGCCGTTATATGGCTTATTTATATAGATATGATTGGTTTATTACTCCATATATAAATGGCGGTATTGATGTAGCAAATAGAGAAGAGGAAGAAACTTTAACTTCAGCTCAAAGGGATAAAATTTTAACACACTTTTTTGGTTTATTAAAATTTCTTGATGAATTTGAAGTTAAACGATTTTGTGGTGAAGTTGCTTTAAAGGTAATTAAAAATGGTTGTTACTATGGATATATTATTCCTAATAGCGCCACCGTGGCTGTGCAAGAACTTCCACCTGCGTATTGTAGGTCCCGCTTCTCTGTAAACAATCGTCCTGCTGTAGAATTTAATATGTCATTTTTTGATAAAATGTATCCTGATTCAGAAATGAGGGCAAAAGTAT